AAACAATGTTGCTTTAACTAGTGCCATTATTCAAAACTCCCACCAACTTTTAGTGATTTTAATAAAGACAGTTTAGCAGTTGCTGGAGGCATTGGTGGTCCTGATGGCCCTGTTCCTGTTGGATGTGTATGCTCTAATACAATATCTATTATCTCATCTAATATCTCTTTCAATGTAGCAATTATTCCAGCAACTTTTACTTTACCTGAAGAACTTACAGTTACCTCACCTAATAATCCTTGTAAGGAAGCATCACCCCCACTACCCAATTTGAGTGTCGATAATAAACTACTCATTTGAACACTTCCTACCACACTAGAAAGATCTATATTTCCTAATAAAGCAGTAGCTGAAATACCAGTCGTTCCCAAATTAGAATTTAATTCTATATCACCAATAGGTTTTATTGCTATAGATGCTCCTAAACCGGCGAGCCCTAAGTTCATTTCAATTCCACCTGAAACAATATTATCAGTACATTCCATTCCAATCTTACCTAAAGTGGCAGTAGTCTTTTTAGCATAACCCATTGTCATTGATGGTAACACTCCAAATACAGATTCGTTTATTGAATCAGTAATATTGAGTGTCATTCCTCCACCAGTTTGCATACCAATAGAACCTTGAGCATTTAAACTATACGAACCAGTTTGATGAGTTAGTTTTCCACCTACTGTTTTCTTCTCATCGCCTGTTGTTGTTTCTGATGAAGAAGCCGATTTCTTTTCAATGATCACATTATTAGCCGATAGAGTAAGTGTCTCTGATGCCTTTAATGTCATTTTACCGGCTATTAAATTAATTGACCCTAATGTATTATTAACATTAAATCTTCCTCTTTTTATTGCAACAGAATAATCGCCATCAACTCTATCTACTCTATTACCAAGAATATAATTTTCTTGTGAACCATCAACAGTAGTATAGTCACCCGCTTCAATATGTGTATATTTTGCTCCTAAAATAATATTATAATAATTGTTTACTATTTTATCAACCTTGATACCTACTGGGTGAATTTCAGTAAAAGTTCCTGTTCGATGATACCAATGTAATCTTTCGAAATTGGGTGTATCATCCATTTCAATAATGTGTCCACTCTCTGTTTGATGAACATGATTGTATGGATAGATTGCTTGCCAGGGGATTGGTGGTTCATTCCAAGATTTACCATCTGATGTAGGAATTTGCATCTGGCCGGCCTTACGATTTTCCATTTTTTCGAAAACAATTCCCGAAACTCTTGGATCACTCGTATCAGTATTTCCACGAATACCTCTTGCTAATCTATTTGTAGTTGGTTCTTTTAAATAATCTAAATTTCTAGTTGTTGATAGTGATGTGTTTGCTAAACCTGTATCAGGATATGTTGATCTAAGTGACTGTTCTACAACCTTAACAGTAAATGGGGGAGCCGTTGTATTAGGGCCGGTTGTTCCAATCATAGATCTTACTTCACTTTTTTTCTCAAGGGTAACATCAGATGAAATTACAACAGTTTGTACATCTTCAGAAGGATCAGGATTTGCATTATGAATAATGGTTGCTGGTTCTCTGGGAACTAAATCAGCAATAGGATTATAAAAAAGATCTCTCTTTCCCCCCTCATCTGGAAACATTGGATGACCAACATCTCCACCTTCTATTCTTGGATCAAGAAATCCTTGACCACCTATAGCGGTTCCATCATTATTAATTCCTTTTGCATCTAATTCTGGAATACCACCAATTGTCCCAAAAAACATCGGTTCTTGTCCGTCTTCCCCATCGCGATAAAAACCAATTACCCATGTACCTTCAACTGGACCTAATGGTGAAGAACCGACCCCCGTTTGACTTGCTGAAGTAATCGGTGCAACAGGATACGCCCACGGTAATCCCGCAGTTGGTTGATCGTTCTTGTTTTCTGAATGCCAACCCAAAACTCTAATCTTACATCTTCCAAGATAAAGCGGATCATGGCGGTCTTCGACAACTCCTTGCCACCAAACGAACCCCCCTTTTCCCATAAAGTATGCCATAGTATTATCCTATTATTTTGGGCCTGTTCTGCCGGTTATTGGGTTTACTGCTGCTGGTGGTCTAGTAGTGGTAGTTGTATCATCAGCTTCTGGTGTTGATCTATCTTTCCCAGGTGGAACTTTTAATGAATCTTTTATTGCTTCAAATTCTATTTCATATTTTTCTTTAGTGAAATGATGACGCAATTTAGTAATTAAATAATAACCACTTAAATACGTATGACCCTGCGATTGTGTATATCCATCCCTATCTTCAAGATATGTTGTAGGTAATTTAAATTCTATTAAATCTCCTACTGCTCTAGTAGATAATCCAGGAGCTCTAATATTTAATTTAATATTAGTAGCTTGCTGACTTTGTACTAATCGTGATTGCATCCATTGTTCTACTCTATTTGGAATAATGTTTAGATTGGATTTTACTTCTCCCTTTACACCTCTTGATCCTAGATCTGTTTTAAATCGAACATCATGTGCAAAATTAGAGGGATAAAAACTCATCACCGATTCAGGTGAACCTAATGCATCTTGCTTTTCAGTAGCTAATTTTCCTTGTCCTAGATGAGTAAAAGAATCACTAAAGTTTTTAACATCAGCCGCTTGTTGTTGAGTCTCTATTATTTCAACTGCACCGGTATCTGGATCTATCCTAGTTTCACCACCTATTGAAGTAGGATCATGCATATTAAAATCTAATGTATCATATTTCATTCTAACCAAATCATGAGTAAGTAATCTATTTGCATACATTCCAGCGGATAAGTTTTCAAGAACATCAAAATTAGAAGAAAATGAATATGCATCAACGGCCGTCATTTCTATAGCAATATTTGAAGCTTCATCTTTATTTGTACCCATTCGTTTTGGCTGTACCACGTATACTTCTTTAACTGGTTCTTCTGGTACGGTATATACTAATTCAGTAGGCGATCCCGGCGCGCCTGCTACTGTACTATACCCCATACCACCACCGGCCATAAGAGTTTCCATAGAAATAAAAAAGAAGCCCCTTATACTTTCATAAAAAACAAAGCTAGATCCAATTGCATGTTTACCCGTAGATACTGCTCTTGATGCTAAGAAATTAAAAGCCTTGAATGGTGTTTGATTTGGTATAATTAAATCTGTAAGATTCTTAGTGGGTTCAACAAAAATACGTTTAGCTCTACCCTGCCTACCTCGTTGAAAAAATTGTCTATAAAGAGATTTTACTACATCAGATATTTTTCGTGGTTCAAGTGAAACTGGATCAAGTGCGGATTTTTTAACCTTTTGTTTTAGATTTAAAATGGCCTCTTCAGAAACGAAAGATAATTTATAAGACATTATTCCTTCATTAAGTTTCATAACATTAAGAACTTTAATTACTCTAAATTTTAAATTAATTATACCTTCATTTAGACTTCCTTCAAACGGCCCTGGTATTGTATTTAATTTTCTTTGTTTTTCAAGGCCTTTTGTTTTCACTTGAATCTGTATAGTTTCTTCACCAATAATAGGAACACTTTCCATTAAGCCCACACCATCTACTATCTGTATATTTCCAGTAAGATAACTTCCAAAAAGATCTTCATAGATATTAAAATCTGACCAGGCGGCCTTTAGATCAATAAATCCCTTTCTATTAGGTGAGCTCAGCTGAAGTTTTTGGAGCTCAAAATCACCAGGAAATGAGGGGAGTTTTTCTGCTTTTGGGTTTTTTAAGAAATCCGATTTAGTCCCGTGATCAGCAGATTGTGGATTAATGCCAGTCTCCGTTTTTCGTCTTTCAAGAACCGTACCTCGGCGTTGGTCACTTGTTGACATTATTCAAGTTTCTCCGAATGTTCAGATAGAATGTCTGCAACATAGTTTCTATCAATTAATTTAATCTCCCGTTTATCATCATTTCTAACTATTTCCCAATCATAACAATATACAATATTTCGATCTGCAGGATCAAGAGCATCATAGGTTGTTACATCAACTTCCAAACATGCTAAAGGAATTGCTTCAGTAGTACCTGTTGCTTCTATTCTCTGCCTAACAATTTGTTCATAATGATGTATAGTATTTTTTGCGGAACTGAGAGAACCATATTTGTTTTTAACATAGCCTCCAAATTCTCTACTATTCAATGGCCATTCAAAAATTGGATCATGTATATCGTTAATTAAAAAAATTAACCATGTAAACTTTACATCACCATATACCTTAAATGCGGTTATATCAGGACGCTCTGATTCTGGTATTGTATAAGAAAAATAATTAACAATATCATTTTGAATAATGTTTTTTATTTTTGCTTTAACCATAATGTTAATCGCAGTCTTAGTTTTTATGGGTTTTATCCCAGTAATATCATAACTAACTTGTGGATAATGTTGAAAAAATTCAGACATTTGTTACGCTCCTTGTTCTATTCGTTCTCGATACATTACTTCGAGCTCCATAAACGAAAGTTTCATTGATACCGTTACTGGATATTGTGTACCATTAAAAAATAAAGGTACGCTTTCTGTATTAAAGTCTAAATCACAACCAGTCAATACTGATTTTCCTATATTAAACATAGGATTTGAACCATTATTCGGTAATGCCTCACCATTAATATAATAATTAATTGTGAATTGATCAGGATACCCAAACATCATTGAAGGTGATGTTTTAGCATCTCCTCCTCCATGAGAAGGTAACATGGCTCTTTTAAATGCATTCACAATTTTTATACAAGCCTTAGATTCATTTACATCTTGTGGTAACATTTGAAAACTAAATTCATGTGTTCTCATATCAGTAGGACCTTTATATGCGGCAACAATATAAGGATTGAGTACCGCGCCCTGTGATCGTTCCATTATAGTTTTTGTTCCTTCTATCAGAAGGTTCGCTTTCTCTCCCGCCTTAAGTATTCCTACTTTTCCAGATTCACTTCCCGCGGCTGATGCTTGTGCACTCATAACACTTTTCAAATTGTCAAGAGTCATTCCACCTTTCTGTCCTTCGTTTTGCATTGCTTTAACAGCTTTGTCCGCTGCAGCTCCTAGTCCACCTAACGCAACTGATTCATATTCTGATTTATATGATGTGTTTAGAGCGTCACCGGGAATATATAACGCTATATCAAGCGTTGGTTGTTGAGTTAGAAAACTAGTCGCTTCAAAGGAGATCCAATTGTCAGTACCACCTCCGGCTATCTGTCCGTTCTTTCCTGTATATCCAATATCAGAGGGGTATTCAAGATATTGTATCGGTGGTTGTGCTGGTGCTGTTGGTGATGGTGCTGTATTATCGTGTGGTGAGCCGCCGGCCATTATTATTCTCCTTTTGTGATTGGTATTATTAAACTATCTATATATTTATATGGCATACAAAGGAAAATTTCGCCCTCAAAATTACAAAAAATATAAGGGCGATCATACTAAAATTATTTATCGTTCTGGGTGGGAATTAACCTTCATGAAATACCTAGATAGGCAACCTGAAGTCTTGCGATGGTCAAGTGAAGAGATTATTATACCCTATCGTTCACCCATTGACAATAGAGTACATAGATATTATCCGGATTTTTGGGTTAAAACTGATCAAGGTGAATCTCTAATTGAAATCAAACCTAAGAAACAAACAAAACCCCCTAAACCCAACCCCAAACACAAAAGAAGATACCTCAAAGAAGTAAAAGCATGGGGAATTAATGAGGCTAAATGGAAGGCAGCAGAAGAGTTTTGTGAAGTCAAAGGATGGAAATGGCAAATAATAACAGAGGACACTCTGACAACTAAATAGTAATATGGCTACAGTAGAAGAATCCTATTTGGATAAATTAAAAGACGCAATAAAAACAAACCAAGTGACTGCTAGAGCAAAAGCAGCGGGTGATTGGTTTCGCTCAATTGTCAATAGAACAAAGGGAAAGTTTTCTGATGAAACGCCAAAGACAATACTTCAACGTTCAGAAAGTTTGGTGTCTAAAAGTGTATTAGGAAAAATGTATTTCTATTCTTATGATCCTAAATGGAAAAATGATCTTCCCTGGTATGATACCTTTCCTTTGGTTTTTCCTATAGAGAAATATGAGAATGGATTTCTTGGATTGAACTTTCATTATCTTGCACCAAAACATAGAGCTATATTAATGGATCAACTTAAGATGTTTGCAAATAATAAAAAGTACGATGAAACAACCAAATTAAAATTAACGTATGATATGCTAAAAGGTTTCACCAAGATTAAAAGAGCAAGACCAACAGTACATAGATATCTTACAAGTAAGGTTAAATCTAAGTTCGTTCTTGTTAATGCAGATGAATGGGAAGTAGCACTTTTTCTACCAGTAGAAAGATTTAGAAAAGCAAGTAAAAAGAAAGTTTGGGCACATAGCGGAGGGATGTTTTAATGGCAGCACCAGCACCAGGCGGGGGACCGGCAGATTTTGCAATAAGTGATTTCATGTCCAAAGTGGACAATCTAGGAAGTTATGCAAAAAGAAATAGATTTACTGTTGAAATTATACCACCACTCTCATTAGATACTGATGTTCCGGCTTCACAAATAGAATTTCTTATTAAAGCTGTATCATTTCCAAGTAGATCTTTTGGATCAACCACTTACAGAAGGGGTGGTAAATTTGGATTGGAAGTTCCTTATGAAGTGACAGAAGAGAATGTATCAATTACTTTCTTAGGCACAAATGATTGGAAAGCTAGAAAATTTTGGTATGATTGGCATGAACATATACAAAGTAACTCTTCGTATAATATGGAATACTATAAAGATTTTATAGGAACAGTTACAATTTCAGTTTATAGTGAAGAATCCAAAGAAGCGACATCCCCTACCCATAAAGTAACATTACATGAATGTTGGCCAAAAACGATAAGTGCTATAGAACTAGGATGGGAAAGCGGAGAACTAGTAGATTTTACAATAGATATAAACTATAGCTGGTGGACACAAGAATAAAAATTTTATAATTATTATAGGAGAATATTATGGCATTACCAAGAGTGGCATCACCCACTTATGAATTGACAATTCCTTCTTCAGGTGAAAAAGTCAGTTACAGACCTTTTCTTGTAAAAGAAGAAAAGACATTATTAATGGCAATGGAAGCTAGGGACAACCAAGCAATGACCAAAGCCATGCAAGACATTATAACTTCCTGTACAGACGGAGAAGTAGATCTTAAATCACTTGCATCATTTGATATTGAATATTTTTTCCTTCAGCTTAGAGGAAGATCAATTGGGGAAGTTTTAACAATTAACCCACATAGACCTGAAAACTTTAAATGTTGTGAAGAAGCAACTGAAGAAGATAGTTGTGAAGTTCATATTAATATCGATGATATTACTATGGATACTTCAAAAATTACATCTTCAGAAATAAAAATTACTGATAAGATTGGACTAAAATTAAAATTTCCACAAATTGAAACTGTACAAAAATATGCTACTGCGGGTGAAGATATAGAAGCAGAAAATGTATTTAAACTGATTATAGATTGTATTGAATACATTTGGGATGGAGATGAAATATACAAGGCAAAAGATTCTACTAAAAAAGAACTAAATGATTTTATTGAATCTCTTAGTTCTTCACAATTCGTTAACGTAAGAGAATTTTTTGAATCTATGCCAAGACTAAGCCATACAATAGATTGGGAATGTGGAAAATGTAAAAAATCTACACCCATGATTATCGAGGGGATTGATTCTTTTTTCGGATAGCGCTGAGTCACGATTCCTTGGCGAACCATTATCAAACAAACTTCGCTATGATTCAGCACCATAATTGGAGTCTAACCGAACTTGATAATATGTTACCATTTGAAAGACAAATATATGTAATCTTATTACAAAATTGGATTAAAGAAGAAAACGAAAGAATAAGAGCTCAAAACGCCAAACACTAAAGGACAATAAAAATGGCTGAAGAAGGTACACCAACTGGAAAAACTTTAACTGATGTTGTAGACCAGTTAGAAACGCTTAATGCTGAACTAGACCAGCAAGGTGAGAACGCAAGGAGATCTGGTGCTCAAGTTGTTAAGTCTGGAAAACTTAGAGGTGTGTTAGCTTTCTTTCATAGACGCGGTGCAAAGAAACGAGATGTCAAAAGAGGGAAAGATTTGGCCGCATTGCAATCTGCGACAATATCAGAGTTTAAAGAGACAGAAACACGACACGATGACTTTGAAAAACAAGCGGAACAAATTGGAAAACAGACAGACCAGCTGGATGAGGTAACAGCAAATCAAGAAGGTTCAACGGAGATGCTGCATGGTGAAATGACACGCCAAACCGAAAATCTTGATAAAATTAAAGGTCACGCCGAGGATCAAGTTGGAAATCAACTCCACCACATTGATCTTGTTGAATCGGGGAATGAGGATTTAGCTAAACTATCAAAGGATACAGAAGACACAGGAGGATTTTTAGGTGATTTAGCTGGAGAAACAGAATCCTTGAAGACCTCTTTTAATGAAATGTTATCTTCACAAAACGAGACTACTTCATTATTAGGAAGTATGTTTGATTTACAAATGAAGGATTCTGCTTCCATGGCTGAAGCGGCAAGAGAAGCTGCAAGAGGAGGAAAAGATGAAGGGGGAGGTGTCCCTGATGCAAAAGCGGAAGAAGCAAAAGCTGGTGGATTTTTCTCTAGAATGGGTAAGGCTGTAATGAATCCTATTGGCAAATTGGGAAAAGGTATGAAGTCAGCAGGAAAAGGTATTGGTGGTTTTCTAAAAGGCTTAGCGAGTGGGCTCGCCGCATTTGCTAATCCAATGGTAGTTTTGGGTGTAGCGGCTATAGCCGTTTCACTTCCAATATTTGCGGCTGGTCTTGCTGCAGCATTCAAAGTATTTGAACTGATTATAGGTGAAGGTAAAGCATTGAAAATGATTACTGGTATCATCTTATCACTTGGTGAAGCAATTGGAACTATTCTTCATAAAGTTTTAACGGGTTTTGGAAACATGATAAAAAACATGGGGCCGTTCATCAAAGATTTTTTCACAGGAATCGCAACAGTTGTTAAAGCTTTAACTCCCATTCTTACAGCACTATTCACAGTAATAAAAGATATTATTACTGATCCTGTACTCAACGTAACCATACAAACAGTATTAGCAACTGTTCAAGTTGCACTACAAACAATTGGCACGATAGTTGAGACTGTTGGTAATGTTATAGTAACTGTACTAACGAAAACTGAAGGAATTCTCAATTCAATATTTAATGGGATTTCACTGGTTATTAAAACTATAGGTGATGCAATAACAGGTATAATAGATAAGATAGTTGAGGGAATAGAACGATTAGCAGTACTTCCTGCAGGAAATATGTTAGCGGTTGCGGGTGCATTAGGAGTATTGGCCATCGCTCTTGTTGGCTTTTCTGTTGGTGCAGCTATCGCAGGTGGAGTCATGCCCTCTGCAGAAGACCTTGACAAAATAGCAGGTTCAGTTAAAACGTTTGGGGATATTGAAGCTGGTAATCTTGCATTGGTTGGTGATGGAATGAAAAAAGTAGGTATAGGCTTACTAGCATTTGGTGCTGGTGGTGCAATAGCCGACCTTCTTATGCCAACGAATAGTGCAGGAATGGAAGCTGTTGCTAAATCAGTACAGATGTTTGGAACAATCGATGGATCAAACTTCGCAGTAGTTGGAGATGGAATTAAAAAATTGGGTATTGGTCTAGCGGCTTTTGGTGGTGGTGGAGCGGTATCGGCTCTTGGTGATGCCTTCTCTAGTTGGATTGGGGGAGGTAAAGATCCTGTTGATAAGTTTAGAGCTTTCGCTGAGATTGGACCTGGACTGAAAGATGCAGGAGATGGAGTCTCGGCTCTTGCAGCATCTTTTGATGCTTTCAATACTGATAATTTAGAAAGAATCGGTAATGGACTTGATAAGTTTTTGGGTGCAACCGATATGGATAAATTGAAGGCTTTTTCACAGGCTACAGAGGGATTAATGACAGGACAAATGTTAGCTCAATTACAAGTAGATAGTAATAAAGCTGGAGGCGGGACAACTACAATAATTCAAAATACTTCAACTAACCAAGTAAATTCTTCTCAGCCTGTAGTTTTACCCGCCTCTGGAGTTAATCCATCTAATGGTGATATAATGAATGTTCGTATAGTAACTTAGTTTTTATAATAACCATCTGAAAGATAATAGATAAGGGCATCCATCAAATCGGGATCGCCCCAAGTTGATGCACACCATACCACTAAAATCACACAAAAGAAAAATCCATACATAGCATTATTATCATTAGACATTATTCTTGCTCAGCTAATTTTGCAAAGTATGAATACTCTTCTGTATCACCAGCTGAACCAGCTGACTCCGCTGTTGTAACATTTTCAACAACAGGTTCTACATGTGGAGTAATCATAGGTTTGCCACCATCAAACGGCGCATCGAAAGTATTAGACTTTGGTGAAGCTGTTTCCACACCAGTTCCAAGACCAAGTACTCTATCCAATTTCTCTTTCAACTCTGCATAAGTCTTAAAGTTCTTTGGATCAGTAAAGTCTTCCAATGAATGTTCTGTTTTCCAAACTTCTTCCATCTTAGCATCATCTGCATCAAGAGGAGAAGGATTTTCAAATTCACTCTTATCATAATTTGAGAACCCATCAATCTTACGAATCTTTATTTTGAAATTCGCACCTTCCCATAAATCAAAGGGATTAACTGGAGTCTCATCTTCAAATTGAGGATTCATCTTATCATTGAGTTTGTCCCAGATTTTCTTCCCATACTTGTAC